GCATATCCAGAAGCAGCATTAGTTCCTGTCCAGGATTCAGCAGCAGCTTTGGTAAGAACTCCACCAGAAGGAGCAGTATCAAATGTGCCACCAGTACCAGCACCATTAACTGACACGGTACAAAGCAGAGTTGCAGATCCTATAGCTGCATCGGCAGTAGCAGGAATCAGTGCATCTGCTGCTGCCTGACTCGTTGCAGAACCATAAATCTTGATCAATATTCCACTCATGCCAGTTGCAAAATCATCACCACTAGCGAGCATGTAATTACGAAGTCCAGTAGATACTTTCAGTCCCATGATTTACCTCAATCGAGTGCGGCGATGACTTCGCCAATTTCAAAAGTAAGAACGCCTAAAGCTGCAAGTGTACGTGGTGATGCAAGTGCTCCAGATATCAAACAGTTTCCAGCAGAAACAGCATCCCAAATAGAAGCATGAGTAACAGTGTAACCCGCACTAGCTGTATCTACAGTCCAAGAAACCTGTGATGTACTTGCATTTGCACCACTGGCTGAGGCACCAAAAGTTACAGCCTTCCTAACATAATCCGCATCTGTTGCCACCAGCACTTCGCTTGCTCCAGTCTCTCCAGGATCAGCAGTATGTAACGCTACATACCAAGCTGTCGGCCTTGCTGCAGTTCCAGCAGTAAACATCCAGTCAAGCAAAAGATTTTCAGCAAAATTAGATAAGCTCATGTTGTCTCCTTATGCCGATACGAGTGCAAAACCAATCGGCACTCTCAAAGATTCTCCAGCAGCCAGCACTTTTGCACTCGGAAAAAGTACAGCAGATACAAGCAGTCCTGCAGTCGCTCCTCGCGTCAGCCCTGTGGTGATGAACCCACCACGGATCGTCGCCGACCCGGTGTAGGAAAATTCATTGGGAGACGCAGAGGTCGTCAGTGCCCCACCCACGACTGCCGGGAAGGTGATCGTCAGCCGGTTCGTCCCGGATGTGGTGTATGAAGTGTCCTCGGAGCACGACGCGATGAAGGTCGTCATCGTGTCCGCAGCGAGCGGCGTGTAATTCGCCGTGAACACACTCAGATAGAACGTCGAATACTGCGCCCCGTCCTTGAACCCGGCGTTGAGCAGATAGTCCAGCGCCACCCCCGGCATCAGGTTATGCACCGTCTCGACCGATTTGATACGACCATCGGCGGCGATGTGCTCGATTGTGTAGATGAATCCTGGCCTGTAGTTCTCTTTCATTTACTCTCCTCTCCGAATGACCTCGGCATCGATCCATGATTGTGCGGCCAACCGTGAGGTGGTCGGCTGCTGGAGGCTGACGATGAACTGCCGTATTCCATCCTGCTCCCGGATCAATGTTGCCCCGGAAACCGCCGTCTCAACCGCCACATTCGCCTCTTGAACATTCTTACATTCCCCCCCCGGCGCCCCGATGACCAGCCCTCGCTGTGACTGCCAGGCTACGTTGCTGCTGGTCGGCACCCTCCTGCCGGTACCGTAGACTCCGCCGTAATCGAACTTCTTGGTAACCGTGAAGCCGTCTTCCGGCGTCCCAGCCCAGAACTCGGTGCGGTCCCCGTAGGCCAGGAACAACCCATCGGCCACCGGCTCCATGATATCGACAACTGCCGGGAACTGAAGGAAGTTGCTACCAAGCCGGAACTGGTCGAACGAATAAGGCTCCGAGTACCAGATCGTACCGAGCGCATCGGCGACGTAGGCCCGTGCGTTATACAACCTGATGATCCGGCCGGCCGGCGGCGGACTGATGAAGTGCCCGTCGAACACGTTGCTGTTGTCATAGGTACCGGCGGCGATCGTATAAGAACTGCTCGTCGTATCGGCGACATGGAACAACTCATTGCCGTTGGGCATTGACAGATACAGCCGCAGAGCGACAGCCTGAGAATCGACGATATGCGGCAGGTTGCCGAACACGATGCCACAACTGGCCTGGGCATCGATACTGACGATTTCCGAAGGCCCCGACTCGACCCCGGCAGCATCGACCCAGACACAACAGGCCAGATACCGGCCGGCGCCGTATACCCCGGAGGTTGTCGACAGGGCCGGCGCCGTCGGCGGTGTCACCCCCCACTTGGTCACAGCGGTAGCGGTGATCTTCAACGATATGACACCGTCGCTGAAGTAGACCGTGTCGTTGAAATACTCATAGGTGAAGGTAGTGCCGACAATGCCGGAGTAGATGACGGTCGCCGGCGAGGAGCCGTTGAACTGCTTCAGCTTCGACCCTTCGATGAAATAACGACCGAGCGGGCAACTGTACCCCCCCTTCGGCGCGATACACGCCAAGGTCTTGGTCATCCCCCCTCGCTGCCGGATCGATCCATCGTTGGCGAAATCGGCATTGACTGCGTTGCGAACGAAGTTCTCGGGGATGCTGGCCTTCTGTACCCGGTTATTCATGCCTCCACCAAACGGATGCAGGGTAACAACCCCGTTCTCGTACTTCATGTCCTATACGCCGGATCCATGCCGACCCGGGTCTCCTGGTTGTGATACCGCCGCATCTGCTGGATCCCGTCGGAGACATAGTCCTTGTACCACTTCAGATGATCAGTGGCCTTGATTGGGTCCTGGGTCTCGACATCATGGTGGTTGAACGCCTTGTGTGCCGCCCACTGCACACAAGCCAGCTGGAAGCGGGTCGGCAACTCGGGAGCGGCAGGGGGGGCCGTCCCGCCTCCTTCAGGTACCGGCCCGCTTCCAGCCAGGTCGTACCGACTGTAGCGCCAGAGATGCAGCGTGAGAACCACTCCGTTCTCAGCCGCGGTCGGAGTCGGGGTAAGTTTGATGTACCCAGTGGTCTGGTCAGTCTGCCACTGAGCCGGCCGGCCAGCCGTTGTCGCCCCCAGGTCCTCCGGCCATTCGTCATTGATTGCCGTCGAGTCCGGCAGTATTTTCCCCAGCCGGCGTGCCCCGTCCCAGATGTCCAACACCTGTATCGTCCGATCGGGAATGGCGTAAACGGCGGTGCTGGTCTGCAAGGTCAGGGTATAGTTCGTGATGTCCTTGAAATACCCAGTGTCTTCGCAGAACTTGTCCTGCCCCTCGGCGAGATACCGCAGCAATGCGGCCTCTTCCCAGCCAGTCGGCGGCGACACCGATGAAGCGTTGAGCACATGGTACAACTCGGCAAGCATCTCCGCCCTGGTCATGCCTTACACCCGCCGCCAGGGGATAGCCGAGAAATGTCGAACGACATCCTCCGACTCCCCGGTGTACTTGTTCTTCTTCTGCTCGACAATGGTCATCTGGCAGCACTCGAGTGTGGTCATGACCTCCCGCGGTACCTCGACAGGGACCCCGCGCTTGATCTGATAGACCTTGCCGTTGACCCCGACAACCTCGTAGTTGTTCATGCCGGGAACTTCATCGATCATGATCCGGACCATGTCTTTGCCCTTGGGTTTGGCAGGTTCGGCGGCCGGCTTGGCCCCCTTGCCTCTCACCTTCACAACTACTTCATCATCTTCCGGTGGTGCGGGCGGGACCGGTGTGTCAGTCAAGCCAAGTTCAAATTCTTCGTTTCCAGTCATACATCCCCCTTAAAAGTTTAATTGCAGTTGAACTTCACTCACAAGAGAGGGAGTCACCCCCCTGCTCCTGTAAGTGCCTATCAACTAGATTACACGCCCCACATCTCGATTAAGAAGACGCCGGAAGCGTAGGTGCCGACCACGCCAGCCGCGCCACAGGTAAGATAAAGATACTTGTTGGCTGCCGCCGGGACAAGGAAGGGCTTGACCAGCCCAAGGGTCCATGCGCCGCCGGCGGTGACCAGTGCGGTCTCAGCGAGATCGCCGACCGCGCCATCATAAGCACCAGTGCCTTCGGTAGCGGCGTAGAGATCAATATCGGTCACACCGGTCGTAGGTGCTTCGAGGCAGGTCATAAACCCTCCGACGATCGTGCCGTTGATGGCGGCCGTTACCTGGCCGATGTGCGACACACCACTGAGCCCGATGATATCGAGATCGGTGGTTGTCGACTTGGTGCCAGTGAGATCGATGAGGATCGTAGTCTTGATCATCCCACCGACTCTTTCCACTGCACTCTCATAGATCGTGCCGGTACCGGCAAAGCCTGCGCCCGGGGCCATGGCGTCCTGGGCTGAGAGGTCGGCGGCATAGTTGAGTTCAGCTACTGTAGCGTTGAGCCCACCAATGGTCGGCATCCCACTGTTGGATGTTTCCAGATACTCAGTGATGACTCTCTGGGTCTTAACTTCTTGTCTGCTCATAGGTATTCTCCTCCTGGTATTTTTCCCGCCAGGACAGGTAAAAGGGGTTAGCGGAGAGCCAGCCAGCGAACTACGTCGGCTGCGGTGTCACAAATGTCAGTACCGAGCGTGAACCCGGGGCCTTTGCCTGACATATCGTAGCACGATACAGCGGAGGCAGCGGCGTCGAATGTCGTCTCCGTAGTAAGGCTGGTGGTCGTGGCGATGGCGGCGACTACGCGGGTCTCGCCGTTGACCATGATCTTGTCCCCAACGACCAGTTCGCCGATAAAATTAGTGCTGGTACCGGTTACCGTGGCGGACCCTGCCGTGACAGCGACGGTGCCTGTGATCGTCGAGCCCGATGCCCTTCCCGCATACAGCGAGATCGACCCGGCAGCGTTGACCGACCACTGGGTATCGGCGTGGTTACCATTGTCGAGCGAGGTGCCTGCAGACATCCCGGAGAAATACTCATAGGATGCGAGATTATTGACATTGAACGCCCGAACATACCGCGGCTGCCATCCGAGGACAATGTTCATCGCAGAGACCGGGTCGTCAACGACGAATGTCCCAACCTTCTGATACTGATCTGCGTGGTTCAAACTCATATCGAAATCCTCCTATAATTTTTTGTTCCGCCTGATGGCGTTGTGCAATTTTATGTGGTCACTGTTCGTCATCACTTGCAGGTTACCGGGGACATTGTTTTTCCGATCTCCGTCCTCGTGATGCACCACAAAGTCAGGGCTGAGATAAAGCTGCTCACCAAGTCTGATGAGGCATGGTGACTCCGGATGATTTTCTCGAAGATGCCGTTCAGCCACGAGCCGATGCTGAAGCACATACCCCCGAGACGAAAACGGATGATCATCGCATTTCTCATACAAGTAGCCATCACTGTGCTGACATATACCCCCAGCCCAATTGTAGTTTCGTTCTCCTCGATGCCTATCAACCTTGTCCTGCAAATGTGAATCATGCGATTCCATACAGGTCTTTGAGCAGTACACTCGCTTTCCTGCGTGGCAAGGGTGGTCGAAAAAAGTAATTCCGCAGTGCTTACAGACAACTGCGACCTTCGGCTTTGAAATGGCTGCGGCCCTTCCGACAACAGAGCATTCATGCCCGCAGAATCTGGCAGTCTTTGCTCTGCACTGAGGAACTTTGAACTCGCTGCCGCAAATTTCACAAGACAATATTGCCCCCACAAACTTAGCCATGTGTATCCTCCTATAGTAGAATTTCCTCTACTATACATGGCTGGTTTATGATTTGTCAAGTTACTCATTGCGGTAGCCTTAGTAAAATCAACTAATTATAATTCGGGGATGGCCACCTCGGCCGTAGCGACCCACAATTGGTTCAAAATTAACGCTGCGAAGTAGGTCTTCCAGCCGATATGCCCGCGCTGGCCGAGCTTGTCGGAGTCACTGACGATGCCCGGGTTCTTGACGAACGGAGTCAGGGCGGTAGCACCCTTGAGCGGGGTGACGGCCGCGCAGTCGGCGGCAATGTAGATGACCGGATAGACGTCGGCGTTGGTGCCGGTCGTGGAGATCATCGTGGTGCCGGAGCCGGCCTTGAGCCCGCCGCCGTCAGCCCAAGGGGTGAACACGGTGGAGGTGAGATAGCGGACGTTGCCGACGGAACCGATCTCGGTCGGATAGGCGGACATTGAACCGTAGTCCACCACATCCTTGAATCCGGGCATCTTCTGAACGACATCTTCGAGGTCGGGATGACAGAAGGCGATGAAGCCGGGTTTGACGTTGACCGTCTCCATGTTCGCGGAACTGGAGAGTTTCTTGGTGATGACGGAGGCGTTCTGACGTTTGAACCCGCGGGTGATCTTCTGCTGCAGAGTCTTGGTCAGGGTCGTATTGACATCGGTACGAACCGTCGAGTTGGCGAAATAGCGGTTGGTGCCGGCCCTCATGATGTAGAACAACCGGGTCTCGACCGACAGAGCGGCCTGCTTGGCCAGGATGTCGCTGTACTCCTTGATGATCGGATCCTCGTGAGTGTCAGCGACCTTGTCGGTGATACCGACCCAGTCGCCGAGTTGGGCGAGGGTGGCCTGATAATCCGTGCTGGTGATGGCACTGCCGGCCGGGGTTACACCCTCGGTCAGATCCGTAGTAGCTGCGGACAAGGCCTCATACCTGCGGAACTTGACGGTATCCGAGGAGTTGCGCGGGATGGGCTTGGCCTGCAGGAACGGCTGCATGACCAGATCGGGGTCGGCCCGCTTCAACAGGTCGGCGGCAAGCTTGCCTGCGGTTCGATAAGAGATATCACTGACGGTCTGTGTGGTCATAATTCTTGCTCCTCCTAGATGGTGGGGTTACGCTTTCGCGGCTTCCTGTGCGAACGCTCCTTCGAAGTCGTCCTCATCAATGCCACTCTGCTGCGTCGTCTGCCTGCTCCTGATGCCTTCCTGGGCTTTGAGCTTGGCTTCCTTCGCAGCGGCCTCTGCTGCTGCTTTGGCGGCGGCAGCATCCGGCGCCGCGCCTGGTGATCCCGGTGTCTGTGCGCTCCCGGTATCCTTCTTAAAAACATCGTACAATTCGATAATGTCGTCGGTACTGCCGTTGTCGAGCACCTTGTTCCACGCGGCCTTCAGGACTTTCGGCTGTTTATCCACCCAGGCCTCAACCTGCGGAAGCGTGGTGAACGCATCCGGGTGCTTGGCGAGGATAGCCTGCTCGTGGGCATTGCGGGCGACGTTCTGGGTAACGGCGGCGATCGGGGCGAGCTGGGCCAGGACGGCGTTCACCCGCTGCTCAACCATGTTCTCAACCCGGGCCATGATCACCCGGGAAAGCACGGCGTTGGCGGCGGTGACCTCGGGGAAATTGGCCTCTAAGGTATCGAGGATGGCCTGCTCGTCGGTGGAGACATTCTCCTTGCCGGCGCGGGCGGCTGCGTCATCAGCAGCAGCCTTGGCTGCTGCGTCAGCGGCTTCCTTGTCTGCCTTAGCCTGGGCATCAGCTGCAATCTTGGCAGCAGCTTTGGCGGCAATCTCGTCTACGGTAGGTGCAGGCGGAGTGGCAGCAGCTTTTGCTGCTTCATCGGCAGCAGCTTTTGCTGCTTCGTCGGCAGCAGCTTTTGCTGCTTCATCGGCGGTGGGCGCGGCGTCGCCGGTACCTTCGTTGGTACCAGCATCTGCGCCGGCAGTATCGGCGAATCCTTCGTCCTTTACGTCGGGGTCCGGCAGTCCGGCGGTCGCCTCGAAGGCGAGGTCGAAATCAGTAAAAGTTGTATCTTGTTCTGTATTTTCCATTGTTTCTCCGGTTTGTTAGAAGCGTAACAATATTTTATTGTAAAAGTCAATCAAAAAGCTGTATCAGCGCCTTACAT